TGCTCCCATAATACCAAGTGCGTCGCCTGAGAAAACATCAAAGCCTGCACTAAACGCATTATCGCCTAATCCACTTGCCATATTGCTGAATGTTTGTGGCATAGTACCGCCAAGTCCTGCTACACCACTAATTGTACTCGTTAATGCACTAGGTGACGCCAAGGCTTGGAAAGCGGATTGATTGCTTGTAAATGCTGCCATTGTAGAAGCACCAGTAAGTCCGGTGGCAGCATCAGAGATATTTATAGGTGCGCCTGAAATTGACGCAAGCGGATTGCCTCCAATTCCACCTGCCAAGCCTGCACCTGCCGTTAATACAGTAGCAGTAATTGCTCCTCCACAAGCCATACTATCCCCTCGGTATTATTACGTCGACGCTTCCTAATTGTCTTGTATGAAAACAAGTATCAGGAGAACCAACATAGTTGATTGGTTTATTTTCTGCTAGTACACTCATTGAACCAAGTGTAGTACTTGCTGCACAATGTATGCTACATCCTGGGGCACCACAACAAGGATGTGGAGTTACAGAAGTTCCTATTAGGCATGCTGGACGACCGTTGATGATTACACTGCTTGCACCTGATCCAACTGCAAGACCACCGCCCGAGTTTGGATCACCTATTCTTACTGCTCCTGGCATTTTTACCCTTTTAATATTCCTTTTGGTGCAGTTACAATACCAGTGCTTGCTTGTATGTAACTTGCGATAACATCTTTGTTTGTTTCTGTCCACATTGTGATGTTATTTGTATTTATGGTCACATTTTTTGTCTCATCTGCACTCATCATAGCAGGCAAAAGTTGCACACCTTGTTGTGTTGGAATTAAGGAAAATGGATGGGATATAATAGTTGTTGTTTTATCACTACTAACAACTTTACAGATTATTTCACTGCTATCACTTAGTCTAAGTGAATAGGTTTTATCTTTTTCGAGCATGTCTTCTCCGGGGTTACTATTTAATTAGTATCCGGATCCGTTCCACCCTGTATTTTCTATATAAGCACAAAGATCATCGTAACCGCCAATAACTTTGTGTTGTATAACAATTTGTGGAACTGTCTTTGCACCAGGTGCAACTTCTAAAAGTTCTTCTCTAGTAACATCAGTACCAATCTTTGCTTCGTTAAATGGTATTTTCATTCTTGTTAATAATTCTTTTGCGGCGTCACAATACCCGCATAAATCTCTAGTATAAACTGTTACACTCATAAACTAAATCCTTTAAATGTGTTATTATCAACGTCTTGTTTTGTTCCACCGTTAACATATGATGTAATCTCTGTCTCTTGTGGTGCTACTTGCACATCGCCACCAGCAATCCATTTTTGTGTCCATGGTAGTGGGTTTGATGCACCTTTATAACTGCTTGGTACTCCAACCGCAATCATTCTCTTATTAGCAATCCATTGTACATATTCTTTGAGCAGTTGTGCATTAAGTCCAATCATCGACCCATCTTTGAACAAATAATCAGCCCATGCTTTCTCTTGTTCTACTGCATCTTCAAACATTTTTATAACAAGTGGTTCGCATTCTTTTTGTATCTTTACAAAGTCTTTGTCATCTTGTGGAAGAATTTTCATAAGTTGTTGTGTACTGGCTAGGTGTACATTTTCATCACGTGCAATAAACTTGATAATCTTAGCATTGCCTTCCATCTTCTTAAGTTCAGCAAATGCCCAACTGCATGCAAATGACACATAGAATCTAACACCTTCTAAGATGTTTACACTAGCCAAGCAAATCCAAAGTTTCTTTTTTAGTTCGTATAAATCAACTACAACTTTTTTTCCATTAACAGTGTGTGTACCTTCACCAAGTAGATTGTAGTAACTGCAACTTTCAACAAGATCATCATAGTATGCAGTGATATCGTCACCACAATCAATAATCTCTTGTATGTCCATCATCTCATCAAACACCTTGCTAGGGTTTGCATATACATTCCTAATAATATGTGTGTAACTTTTTGAATGTATTGTTTCTGAAAACGTCCACGTGATAATCCAGTTTTCTAACTCGGGCAAACTAACAATAGGACCAAATGCTTCTATTGGTGCTCTACCTTGCACACTATCCAACAAGATCTGTCTCTTAAGGTTGCTCGTAAAGATATGCTTTTCGTTTGCAGTTAATTCTTTGAAATCTTTAGCATCACGCAGTACGTCTACTTCTTCAGGTCTCCAAAAGAAACCCAACTGTTTGTCAGTAAGTTTGTCAAACTGTCTATACTTCAGTGTATCATATCGTTGTATTCCGACTCCACCTGCTGGATCTAAAAATGCAAGGCTGGTCGTATGATCTCTGTTGGCTGTATTTAATACACTCATTAATTGTTCCTATATAGTACAACTATCACAGTCTTCCTCATATATAGGAGACTCGATAGTTAAATCTTGTTGTTGTGTTTCGTTCATTTTGTCAACGTCTATTTCTCCAGCACCATCAAAAGTGTTGAAGTAATATAGTTGTTTGTGTCCATATTTATAACATAGCAGTAAATGTTGTAGCATTGTACTCATTGGAATTTTTTCATCTTCATAGTGTACGGGATTGTACGACGTGTTTACACTTATACCTTGATCAATATATTTTTGCAGGACTGCCATAATCTTTATGTAACCTTCTGGAGACTTTTGATCCCACAGTAGTTCGTATTTGTTTTTATATCTTGCATATCCTGGAACTACCTGTTTTAGTACACCATCTTTTGATTGCTTGATACTAACAAATGCTCTTGGTGGTTCAATACCATTTGTACTGTTTGATATTTGTGCTGATGTTTCAGCGGGCATAAGTGCCATGAGTGTTGAATTACGTATTCCTGTATCTCGAAGTTGAGTTCTTAATCCTGTCCAGTCAACACAATCAACATGTACCACTAGTTCGTCAACATCTTTTTTGTATGTGTCTACTGGTAGTACACCATCTGAGTACTTTGTTTCGTTGTTCTTAGGGCATGCACCAAACTCAACTGCAAGATCTGCACTTGCCTTAATCAAATAGTAACTCCAGTGTTGTGCCCATGTGTCAACTAACTTCAGTGCATCTGGATTGGTATAACTTACATCGTTCTTTGCTAAAAAGTATGCAAGATTAATTATACCAACACCAAGAGGACGTCTGTTTTCGGTTGCCATCTGTGCGGCAATAATTGGATAGTTTTGATATGTAAGCAATGCATCAAGACCACGCACTGCAAGTGTACATGCTTTTTGCATGTCTTGTGGATTTGAGAAACTTCCCCAATTGATTGCACTTAATGTACACAATGCTATTTCACCTTCTGGATCGTTAACATCATTCAATGCTTTTGTTGGCAAGTCTATTTCGCAACACAAGTTACTCTGTTTTATTGGTGCAACATCAGTTTTGAAACTACTGTGTTCATTTGCGTGATCTACATTTTGCAAGTATATTCTGCCTGTGTCTTTTCTCTCTTGCATAAAAGCACTAAAAAGTTCTGTTGCACTTATTTTCTTTTTGCGAATACTTGTTTTGCGTTCAGCGGCTTCGTAAAGTTCTTTAAACAGATCTTGATCTTGAAAGAAGGCATCATACAAGCCGGGAACATCATTGGGAGAGAACAATGTAATGTCTCCGCCCGACATTAGACGTTCGTACATGAGTTTGTTAAACTGCACACCATAGTCCATGTGTCTGACTCTGTTGTCTTCTGTACCTTTGTTGTTCTTTAACACTAACAAGTCTTCTACTTCCAAGTGCCACAACGGATAGTAAAGTGTGGCCGCTCCGTTGCGAACTCCACCTTGCGAACAACTGCGTGTGGCTGCTTGAAACATTTTATAAAACGGGACAACACCTGTGTGGTATGCATCACCATTTCTAATTGGCGAACCAAGAGCACGAATACGTCCGCCGTTGATACCAATACCTGCTTTTTGCGAAACATACTTAACAATTGAACTTGCAGTTGCATTTATACTATCTAAACTATCATCTGTTTCAATAAGAACACAACTACTAAACTGTCTTTGTGGTGTACGAACACCAGCCATCACTGGCGTAGGCAAACTTATTTGATGTGTTGATATTGCATCATAATAGTCTTTTACCCAACGTAGTCTTATCTTAGGATCATAGTCTTGAAACAGTGTGGCCGCTATAAGCATGTATGTCATCTGTGGTGTTTCGTAGAGAGTTTTTGTTACTCTGTTTTGTACAAGGTACTTGCCTCGAAACTGTTCCATAGCCGCATAGGTAAGTTGTTCATCACGATCATGTTTTACCCAAGTGTTGATTGTATTCCATTCTTCTTCTGTATACTCTGTAAGCAGTTCTGCATCATAAAAGCCTGCATCAACGTTGTGCTTTACTAGTTTATAAATGTGCCAAGGTTCAAATCCACCATAGACCATTTTGTTTATGTGATAACTTATAAGTCTACCAGCAACAAACTGATAGTTTGGAGTTTCTTCTGATATTAAATCAGCGGCACTTTTTATAAGTGTTTCTTGTATATCTGTGCTAGTAATTCCATCATAGAACTGTACATTACTGCTTATTTCTACTTGGCTTGCACTTACGCCTGTAATGTTTTCTGTTGCCCACCAAACTACTTTGTGGAGTTTTTCAATATCTAATGGTTCTCTATTTCCGTCTCTCTTGGTAACCTGAATTGTCATTTGGGGGCCTTTCTATCGTATCTTGTGTGCAAACACAGCAGAGTCTATGTTTCTGGTTATTTTTGGTCTATCTAATAGTTTGATATTTACTACTTTATCTACGTTCCAATTAAGTATGTATAATCCTTTGTTTAAACGGACTATATAGTCATTATTATCTATTTCTAAAATGCAAACGTCATCTATGTCCTGTCTTCCTAACATACAAATAGTATAACACATTCCCAAGCACTTTGCAAGTGAACAATAGGTGTTTTCGGCAATTAAATCCCAGGGATC